GAGGTCTGTCACAGGCGCGGAGGGGAGGGGGAGTAAATTATATTTTATATATAATTGCAATGGCTGATAAGAAGGTTTCGTGGCCAAACCTCGTTGGGGATTGCGTGGAACGGGCCTCCGCGATCATAAGGTGGTGCACGCATTATCGCGTGTTCGTGTGCAGACACAATGAGACATTTGATACGACTGAATTTAAGTCATACCGCGTGGTCCTCTATTTGGACAAGGAAGGCTTTGTCTCTCGCACACCGCGCGTAGGATAGGGGGGACACAATTTTTTTTTGTGTGCACGCAACTATAACTACCGCACTCCTCTCTGGCGGTAAGTATCATCGGGAAATACGTATGATGTCTCTAAGAATGTCCGGGAATAGTGTGGCGGAACCTCAGGTATCATTTGCGCATACACAGCGGCCTGAAGACGCTCATATTTAGCATCCAACCTCCGAACGAGCTTGCGCAAATCACTCAGTGCGCCAACTTGCTGTATGTACTCGTAACTCCCCAGCATGTGATAGCGATTCTGAGCACCTTGCATTGCGCGCAATTTCTGGTTTTCAGCTGCATACTGTCCCTTTGCTTTCTGAAGTTGAGCATAGGTTCTCTCAAGCGCACCCATCATGTATGGATGCACACCAAATATATACTTGTCTGCCATGGAACCCCCTGTAAAAGACATAGACATAGATGATGAAACACCTCCTTCGACGCCGCCTGATTACCTTATTCTCGGTTAGGTGAGAAATGGCGCACTGCGGGGAGGACCCTGAGCAATGTGCCTTCCACGCTTACTCGGTTCGTGCACTATTATCGCGCGCCCAGCAGAAATGTCTGCAAGTGCCCTCGCACGCTCCCGAAGTGTTACTTCTAGTGGCGCTGTGCTGTCTACAATGATTTCGCGAGCTGCTCGCTCAGCAGTAGGAGTCACAGCACTTGGCAGGGTTGCAATGCGGTAACAGCGTACGCGAACTTTTGATGTTTCAGGAGTTACTGACCCTAGGATGGTTGTAGTGTATGTGCAGTAGATCTGGTTCTGTAGGTAAACAAGCACGTCAAAAGCAACGTTCCATGACACTTGAGTCCAAAACCCATTTGATAGAGGTGGCTCACCAGGAAGCAAGAAAGGCCAGAATTTTCCTGGTATCTGGATAATTGTTTGGTTACTGTGACCAAGGAGTCGGACACCATCCCATTGCACAGTTATGCTGTTTGAATTGACTAGAAAGTCATCTTCTACGAGGTTCTCCATAGACTGTACAAGGAAGTAGATGCCGGGTTTAGATAGCAAAGGCTCCGTTGTGAAATCTATGAAACAGCTTCCACCAAACGCCGGGGGCGTTGGTGCATCTGGTACCTCTCCATATGGATTAAGTCCTGGAACGACAGATATGGCCCCTTCGAATGTAGTGACCAACTCTGCTGGTGCTGGAACGGTTGGGGCAGGCAAATTTGTTAATTTTGAGCCATCACCAACAAAGTATGCGCCGCCACCCTCGCGGGGGACCGCTGTAATATCGGCAGTAGAATTCACAGGTCCATAGGAAGTGAGACCCCCTTCCGTAAGAATTTGATTGTTTACTCGGAGGTTTCCAGCTTCAAACGGTGTGCTATTTGGAACGCCAACGAATGCGTTTCCTTTCACTAGCAGGTCCTCTGTAATTACAGCAGAGGTTGAGACTGATGTAAGCTCTGCACTAGATGCACTCATTTCTCTTTCAATACTGGATCTCTTCCCTCCTTAAAGTTTCCTCTTCTGTAGAGCTGTTGCATGTAGGTGGAATGCGCCATATCGCGCGCCAGGGTCATCAGCTGTTGTGGACTTGATGCACTAAAATTAACATTGGAAATGTAGGCATGGCGTAGTCCGTTAAAGCCCAACCGACGTCCACCAAATAGGGTTGCAAGAGTGCGCTCCCCCCATACAGTGAAGGAGTGCGGTGATCGAAACTCCTCACCACGGTTCGAAAGAAATAACCTTGAGCGCGGTTGTTGGTGGAGTGACTCGCGGAGAACTTGTGCCAACAAGGGCGGAATAGCCCGAAGGACACGCCCGTGCGTATTTGCGCTCTTGTGATCAAGAATGACCATGCGTGGCGCACGGTCCCACTCACCAATGAACTCGGGCTTTGGCCCTGACCCTGACCACTCTCGCGGAGTTGATGGCTCAAGCACTATGAAGTTCTGTCGCGGCATTTGGTCAGATCGCGTCGAGACTATGACGGTACGCGCACCTCCCCGGGGAACAGAACTCTGCGGGGCTTTCTCCCGTACAGTTCCGTTGTCAACGTGCGGCGGTCGGAAATACATCCATGCCCTCAGCACAGGTGGCACGTCGGCTTCGCGTTGATAGATGATTGTGTTATAGTGGTCCGCGCGCGTGGGTGGCCAGAGCGTATACCAGCTGAGGAACAGGTGCCGCATGGATCCAGGCTCATAGTGCTCCAGCCGCCGCCGCATGTTAGCAATTTCCTTAAAAGGCACCCACGCGGCCTCCTCGCGCGCGCTTAGTTTTCCTGTGCGGCGTGCCGAGTTGCGACGTAGCACAAAGTGTATGTGTTTCCATGCAGACAAAGCTTTCTTTTCAAGGTTGGCGGGTCGCTTGCGCTTGACGTACGAGAGGAGCGCTGTTAAAATTTTTGCGCGCGTGACGGGATGAGGCCACCGTGTCTTGATAGCGCCGTAGGCATTATCTACCGCATTGAGTGCGACAACAAGCGCCGCTGGCGTGAACACACCAAGGAGGGCACACACCGAGCGCATGGACCGCCTATACGTAGAAACAGTATTAGGAGCAAGTGCATTAACTGCAGCCATTATAAAATGTCGCAGCCTTTTGATTGGTCCTTTACGCAGCCTTACGACGAGGGTTCCGAGGAGGAGACGCCTCTTGCACCTCCGCCCGCTCCCAAGAAGGTCTCGCGCCCGCCCCGCAGCAGCGTCGAGAGCAAGAAGGAGGAGGCGCGCGAGAAGCTCACCAACTACGAGTCACTCCTCGACGCGTCGCGTTTCCTCACTACATCGCTTCAGGCCATGGCGGTGTGTGCTCGTGAGGACGTTGCGCGCCTCGACAAGCGCAAGCCGCGCGCCCCCAAGGCTTCGGAGCCCGCGCCCGCAGCCGCGCCCGCCGCCGCGCCCACCGCGTCACAGGCGGCGAGCGCCTGCGAGGAGGCCGTCGTCGGGAAGAATCGCCTCCAGGGTCTGAAGCGTGTACGTACAGCGGTGCCGGAGGGTCCCATCGGGGCAGAGGGCGGGGGCCGTGGCGCCGGTGCTGGTGCCGCCATGTACAACCACGCTTTCCAGGGGCGCCCGCGCGCGGCGTCTGGTGTGCACACCGGTGTGCACACCGGTGTGTTGGGTTACAAGACCGAGTAGCGCAACACACACGGTGAGCACAGCAATGTACATTGCATACAATGCCTAATACCGCTGAATATGACGCGGCTTGGGGCCTCCTCTTTCTCAAAGCTGCCGAACCGCCATTACCAACTGTGGCTGACCAACGGAAAGAATTGCGTGCGCAGAGGGAGTTTAAGCGTTTGAACGATTGGAATGGGGCAAACCGCGTCGCGCGCGGCACATCGGGCACGGCTAGTACAAGCGCTGGCGCATGGACATACGGCCGCCAACAATGCGCGACGAGTCAGTCAGCTTCAGCACCGAAGGGCGGTAAAGAGGGCCTTCGCTAGGGATACCCGCGAGTGCGTCAGGATTCTCTGGATTTTGGAGCGAACTCGAAGGCCCAGGAATTGGGCCAGTTACAACCCGGCTCGTACCGCTAGAAGTGGTGAAGTATCCAGAGTTGATTGCAAGGACACACGTCTCACACGTGAGACTTGTATCACTGAGCACTGCAGACGGAATTGCACTCACATCAACAGTAAGAGACACACGCATTGTCCACTGAGCATTGCTCTGACCAGATGCAACACCTGCAGGAAGCGTGATGTCAACCCCAGGGCGCAGTAGCAGCGGTCCACCCGTCAACCATGCAACATCATTTGCTACGCCAGACGACGACGAAGTCTGTGCCTGACCAGACCACTGCGCCCAGGGCATCTTGAGGCCGTTACACTTTGAAATCTGGTAGAGTTGTTGCTGAGTCAAGTTGCTCAGCAACCCCGTCACGTTACTCCACGAAATGTTTACAGAGACAATAGGAAAGTACCACGTGCCCTGATTGAGTGCTACAGAGGATGCGCGATACTTTGCATCGGGTTGAACTGCAAGCACAATCCAATCAGGGACAGTGTTAAGACTCAAAGTCTGCGTGGTCACAAGATTGTTGGAGAGGGTAGGCTTTGACACGGGGAAGTTGTAATTGTAAATCTGCTGAAGATCAACAGTGTTCACAGGCTGATAAGGAAGCTCAGGCACCATTGGGGGGCTCAGCCACGTGCAGTACAACGACGCATCGCGTGAAAACGGTGAGCCACCAATGTTCCACAGCTGATAATCAGTCACTTGCCGGCCATTCTTGCTTGTGCAGCGCAACAGCTTTGCCTGGCGCGCATTGAGCATTGTCATTGAAACATAAAGGTTCTGCAGCTGCGACAAACCGGTGCGGCGCTCCATAACATCCTTCCACTGTGGGTTAGGGTTAGGAATAGATTTGGGGTTAGGGTTAAAGAGCCGTTAGTAACCGTTAGGAAGCTGTTGGTAACCGTTAGACCTAACCCCAAATCCAGACCTAACCCTAAATCCTACTCACGATAAATGGTGAGAGCTGCAGAGGCTCAGAGCTATTAAACTGAAAGTAGAGCTGCACAACGCGCGGTGCGCCAACTGCAGGGAGAGTAACCTGCGGCAGACCCTGTGCGGTAAAGCTAACCACAAGTCCGGAAACAGCGTCAGTATAAGTTGTTGCCACAGCCCCGGACGGGTTTGTGAAAACAAGTGGCCACGCCCCGTTACCAATAGTTGCAAATGTGGTTGTTGAATCCCACCCTGCAATCGGGTTAAGAAGCGAACCAAAAGCATCGTCATTGGACGAATAAACGTCCAGCGCAGTGGGGGAGGTGGACCACTCACGGTCCATTGGTGAGTCGGTCAAACGATCAATAAGGTCGCGATTCTGCGCCAAATTTGACGACACAGCGGTGTCACAAATCGTTGCGGACATGGTGCCCGTGAGCGCATGGAGGGGATATGCGCACAAACTAAAATCGCGCCCAGGAGTCGCCACAGGCACAACCTGCCCAATAAGCGATGCCGGGAGAGCAGTGAGATCCACAGACATAGTGGCAGAAACGGTCATCTGCCAATCAACCTTGCGGTCAAGATATACCGCCTTGCTTGGCGCCTGGATCTGAAAGTTGATGAAGCCTGTGCTGACCGCCTGTGCTTGAAACTGCCCAGACGTGAGAGAGACTGCACCCTGTTCAACAGTCCATGACGGAATAGATTGGTAGATGCTGCGGCGGGGGAAAATTGTTAGTGGGAAGGTGTACCCCGCAGACGCAGAACACGTAGGGACTTACCGATCGTCAAATCGCTTCGTGCGACGCAAGAGTGAAAGCATATTATATGCAAGTGCCTTTTCCTATATTTGATACGCCAAATAGCGGTGTTCCGTTACCTTACCCCATACAACTCAGACCACCTTACGATCCCGGAGCTTCTGTTGCTCGTGCTCAGGCCTCTATGGACTACTATGACACTTACGATCCTGCAGGCGGCGCATGGTATAACAATTGGGGTGACTTCAAGGGGGCAGTGTCAAGCCAGTTTACGGACCCAAATTCTTACCTCCGCTCAGGCCGTTTAGGAAACGCAGCAGAGTCGATTGTTAATCCTTTGACAGACGCTATTGCAGGATTTGCGCCAGAGTACACAGGAGTGGCAACTGGCATTCAACGAGGTTTCCGCCAGTTTCGGGATCTTACTGGTCTTGGACTCAGCGGCGGCGCAAAGGGGGACCGCGTGCGGCTTATGGCCGAAGGTATTGATGCAAATGAAGCTGCAAGACGTCGTCGAGAGTTGGCTACTGAGGAACGCGATCGGCGTCGTCGGGACCGTGAACGCGCTGCGCGTGGAGCTGATGCACTTATGGGGGGTCCTGCCGCTGCCGCTGCCGGCGACGTGTATCCCCCCAATATCGGAGCACCACCGGTAAGTTTGTAGGTAGTTCTCTGATACAACAACATATATATTATCAATTCCTCTCTCCTCTCTACAGGGTATTCCTATGGACGGTATGGATGTTATGGTTCCTCCTCAAATGATGCCAGCGTCAACGAGTTATACGCGAAAGGCTCGCGCTAAGTACGTGCATGCGGGATATGGTCCTGATGGTATTCCGCTTGCTGTTGTGCCTCTTATGATGCCGCCGAAGTTTGGTCCTGCTCGCGCACCCTCTGCACGACAGCTTGCCGCTCGCGCAAATATCAGGAACGCGACAGCCGGGTGGCGTGCCTTTGCTGCAGCTCGGAAAGGTACAATGTCGCGCGACGCTATGGTAGCAGAATGGCGTCAGATGCACCCGAAGCCTGCTTCGAAATTCCCCCCTTTCAGCACAAAGGGGCGTGAGCACTTCCGCTACCAGCGGTTGTATGAGAGTGCGCGCTCACGTGGTCTCAACCCCGTTTGGCACAGTAGCCAGGGTATGAAGCCAGGGATGGCCGTGAGCAAGCGCACTGGGCGCCGCTACCCCCTTCAGATGCGCAATCTGACAATTGCTGACCACCCGTATGGTTCGGTGTGGCAGGAGGGTCAGGATTTGCATGGAAGCGGTCGTGTATACGGTTAAAATGCAAGGAAATAATGCATTAAACAATCGGCGGATGTCTCAGTTCGCGCCAATTCAGGGGTCTCAGAATGCCACACCAACTGCTAACTACCTACTCCCTGCAGGCGTCAAGCGCTCCGCTGAGGTTGCGCAATTGTCACCTCCTGATGAAGATGACGATAGCTCTTCAGAGTCCTCCTTTGACAGCGAGTTTGTGCCTTCCCCTCGCGCTCGTTCTGGTGGCCGCGGCCTACGCGAACAGCCCTCAACGGCTCCCCCCCCCTATTGGGACCACGAAAACCATCGTGCAGCATGCATTGCCGAGCTTGAGGATCTTGTCAATTCTGGCGTAACCTGGGCAGACATTGACGCGTCTGTGGGGGATTCTGATTGTGAGATTAAAACGGAAGACGAAGAGGAAAACTCCGCAAGTGAGGAAGAGGAGATAGCGCAGGAAGACCCCGCACCTTAGGTCTTTGGAGAAAGAACAATGAAGAACTGTGTAATTATGAATGTTTTGTTACCAGCGATAGGAACAAAAAGGTCGGAGGAAATACGGAGTTGAAACTGTGCGCTTGTGGGTTCGTAAAGGATCTGGCTACCAACACCAACGTCCGGAACGGATTCAGATCCAGAAACGCCCGATGCAATTGAACTAGCAAGACAAATAGCTGCAACGCCAGTATCTGCGCCACCAGTACCACCACCACTACCTGGCACGACTTTCAGGCCCCAGGTAGAAGGAAGGTTAAAGGTTCCGGAATACCATGAAAAACCTGCAACAGGAGATGCACCAAGAGGGAGTGTGATAAATCCGCATTGCTGGGTAATAGGGAGAACAAGCGGAACAACCGAATTTCCCTGAATTGGAAGGTGGAAAAGACCATCACCTGCAGTTACCCCACCGCGAACAAAGAGGTTCCCATCAACAGTGAGGTTCCCACAACACTCCTGAGTCTGAGCACTAGAAGAACTCATTATATTATCTCAAATGTTATAATTCACTTAAAGCTCCAATTGCGGAAGCTCATCCTCATCACTGCTGTCCCACGCGGCATGTAGGTTCCGGGGGTACCATATGGCCTCAACAGCCCACGGATACAGGTTTTTCAGTGCCTGACAATGAGCATTGTACTCATCTTCCTTGGAATTGCATAGTTCCTGCAGAGTTCTTGAAAAGAGTTTGTCAGTGGTGTAAGGCTCGTCTAGTGCTTGCTGCAGACCTTTCAGAGCCGCCCCGGCCTGTTGCCACGCTATGAGAACACCAACGAAAGCGGACATCTCCTCAGACACTCGCTGAAGACGGTTTGAACAATTCTTGGCAGTGGTGTGTAGGTAAGTTTCTTCAGGAAACCACTGAAGCAGGTTCGTACTCAGGACTTGAAAGGTTGCTGATTGGTCGGAGGCAGACGTGCGAATGTTTTCGATATCAAGGCCCTCCGGTACCTGCATGTAATCTGCAAGGGGTTCCGCATTATCCAAATGAAACGCTGCCCGGAACCACGCCGACGCCATACAGACAATACTCAAATCGCACACCATCCTAATGGATACTGGAGTAATCCTTGGTACAATTTCATTAGCTTGCAATGCCCTCATTGCGCTAGTGACATGCCTTTCCCACACTCACATTCGTTCGAAGTGCTGTAAAGGTTTTACAACATTCGAGCTTCGTGTGAGCCAAGAAGGAATCGCGGGAGGGAGCGCGAAAGAAGGACCCATCGGCTATGGATCTTGTTTATGTCCGGCAAGTCCTTGGGGTCTATCCCCACGTGATGAGTCAGCAGGTACCGAAGTTGATGGTAGCCCATACCAGCTGGGAAGACAATAAACTTTGTTGCTTCGTTGAGCATTTGGCGGGTCTCTTTTCCGCGCGTTGACAGGTGGTTGCACACAATGATGCTCACGTTCTTGTGGCGTCCCATTGTCAAAAGAGCATCTTGGAGCTCGTTAACAGCCTGCTTGTGCGGCCCTGTAAGGCTCTCACAGTCGTCAAATATAACGAGACTATTGCGAAAGGCTTCAAGTTCCTCCCCGCGCTCAAATGGGTCTTCAACGAGTGTGTCAATGTTGACGCGCTTTAGCTTTGGTAGTGAATCCAGCGTTTTGTCAGACCGGAGGGCGCTAAGAACGTAAACTCGTCTTGAAGGCCACAGCTTCTGATACTCCTCTGCAAATGATCGCGCTACCCAACTTTTCCCTGAACCTGACGCCCCCACAATGCACAGGACATCACGGACATCAGCTTTAGCAGATGGAAGAACGCAAAATTGAGCTTGAGGAGGTAAGACGATCTCGCGTTGACCTGCATTTTCACAGGCGTATAGGACCCCCCCATTGAGGCGGTCCCGTGACGTCACTATAGCTACAGGAACAGGAGCAGCTTCGTAATGCCCATATCGATTTCCAGCGCGGGGGGGATCAAAGGTAAAGCCTGGATTCATATGAATTATCCTTTAACTCGAACTGATATTCAGGTACTCCTCCCAGGGGTTCCTGTCTTAACATACACAGATTTGATAGGCAAGCAGCACATAGAGGAAGTTCTTGGTCCAGATGGTCGCCTTGTGTTGCTCTTTCTGACCACGGGTCTATCTCAGGGCCACTGGGTCGGTATCTGGAAAAAGGGTAGAACGCTTTGCTTCTTCGACTCCTATGGACTTGCTCCGGATGAAGAAAGAAGATGGCTTTCAGCGTCAAAGCTTGTTGAGTTGCATGAAGATAAGCCTTTACTTAAGACTCTCTTTCAGGATGCCCAGGGACGCGGTTACTCAACAACGTTCAGTAGGGACCACTATCAGAACGAGAGAGACGAGTCCGAGACTTGTGGAAGACACGTTGCAGTACGATTAAACCACGCTGACTTAAACGAAAGCGAATATCGCACATTAATAGAGCAAGCTGCTCGTGATCAAAACGCAAACTCTCCAGACGAAGTTGTTCTTAATTTAACAGAACCAGTGCTTGGGAAATGAAGCGTAGAGTAGATTACCAGGGTGGGGGCGTGACGTCATTGATACAGGGTCTACCAGATCAATTCGCACCGCCCATCATTGATCACTTGTACATCAATATCGGTGCAATCAATGCTATTACCTCTACTGCTGTGACTGACCCTCTGGTGTCAATTAAACCTGCGGTCTTTCGGGAGTCACGTAACACACCAATTGTTGACAGCGCAAATCAATGGAACTATTCTATTGTGCGGTTCAATATGGAAGGGGTTGGTGCGCTGCTTCCTCTATGGATACCAAAGATTCAGGTGGGGCAATCAAACCCTCTGCGCACTGTATACGGAGTTTGCTGCCACACTGTAGCAACAAATGTGGGAACAATACAATATGGTACTTTTCAAACTGCGTTTCCAACTCTTGCTCTCCCACCTCCTCCGGTTGAAAAGCAAGATGTCCTCAACCCTTATTACCTTGGGAAGTCCTACAGCCAATTCTGTAGCATGATCAATGCCGCCTTGATACTCACCTGCAAATCAAACGGGATTGTCGGATCAGCCGCTTCTTTAAACTACGATGGCCAATCAAAGCTTTTCTACTTCAACCTTTCTTCTGACTTCTTCCCCACAATTGACCCAGATACAGGGGCAACAGTTCCAGCATTAACCCAGCTGGATGTAACCCCCCCTCTCGCCGCATTGCTAAGTGGTTTTCCGTGGACGTTTCAATCTCCTAACTTTTATCTAAGGATCCCTGATGGATACCCCATACCCACTCCCGGGTCGGGTACTTCTTTCTACCAGGATTTTAATTGCACATCGAATGGTCTTTGGACACCGATTGATAGCTTCTGCTTCATCACAAACCTCATGCCAGTGGTCATTGAACAGGGAACGGCTCCAACACAAATTGGCGAGTCAAACGTCGGTACTGTAAATGCCAGCACTGGGCTCGGGTTCACGGCGGTGTTAACTGACTATAACGTCTCGAGCTATCCAGAAGAGTCGCTTCAGTCAATCGAGTATGTGCCGTCCGCGGAGTACCGCATTGGAAACCTCACCGGGTCGGCGCCCGTCCAAACTATTGACGTTCAAATCTTTTGGCGTTACCGCCTTACGGGCGATCTGGTGCCTGTCTACCTACCAGGAGACAGCAGCGTGTCGCTCAAGATGCTTTTGCGGCGCAAGGGAGCAACATGATTTCCCCCGGTGGTTGACCCACTTGACGTCAACACCCCCCCCCCCCCCCCCCCCCCCACAAAAAACTCTCTTCCATCTGGTTTTTTAAAAATTTAAGGGGGGCGGGAAGGGGGGGGGTTAAAATTTTTTGGGGGGGGGGGGGGGGGGGGTGTTTCCCCCACAAATTGCTCCCCCGATTTTCTAAGTGTCTCTCCGTGAGTGCTCTTTGATACTTAACGAATGTTTGAATGATTTGAAGGCTTATGGGACTCA